GCAAACATCATAAGTATAATACTAATTATAAATTTCAATGTACCCTCAACACTTGAAAGTCTTGTTCATCTTCTAGTCCCATACTTTCTAAACATTCAAATGCTTCATAGAATGTTTTAAAATATCCAGCACCTCCAGTTGCATTAGGCAAAAAAGAATATGACTCTATGTCATCAGGCACTGGCATATGAACGATTACAAAAGCCATGTTATCCTCCTAGTATCATTAGTAATAGTATAATTAAATCCATGTTACCCTCCTGTATAAAGTATTACGTCTGTTATATCCAGCAAAACTGGGCCAGTAGTTATGAGTAAACATATTAAAAATATCATTCTCCTACTCCTCCTACATTTTCTCTTACTATATCATTATGGTTTAACTCAGCCCAATAAATCTCAAGGGCTTCTGTATTTCTATGAGCTATGAACTTGTGCATCTCACCTGCTGGTACTATAGATGTTTCTCCAGCATGAAGATGTGTGCTGTCACACAGTCCATAGTCTTTCCATCTCTGTATCTCTAACCAACCAGAGATTACATAGAACATATTAATCTTAGATTGATGTTTATGTTGAGAACAATACCCATCTTTATTAACACTGATCCTATGTATCTCTACTGCTGGTGACTGTAGTATAGGGGATGTACTACCCCATACCTTTCCTTCAATGACACTCATTTATATCTCCTAGTATAGAGTAAAGTATTGCTTCATAGTATTCTGATAACCTTCAAGAATACTAGCTGTATATGCTTCATTAATAGTCGGGGTCTTAGGATTATCAGCCTTGTAAGTACCCCTTTTTGTTCTTGCTCTTTTCTTTTTAGCTGCCATGTTACTTCTCCTTTATATTAATTTCTAATCTAGACACCATGTCTTTCATTATCTTACTAACATAAGGTTCTAGTACAGCCCTATGTAAATCAAATAACTTTTTATGTTGTGCTAGTTCTGATTCAAGAGCCTTGATTTTTAAATCTTTTTCATCAGGTTCTTGTACTTCTACTTCTTCATCAGCCATTTACTATCTCCTTTGGTTGCCACCAATTAGGTGGTGCTGTGTAATTCCATTTAGCAAAGTATGCTTTCTCTCCCATATAATAATTACGATAGGCTTGTATGCTGTCATTCTCTACCTTGTATTCATCAGGCATACACTGAGGTGGCTCTGTATGTATAGAGTCACGACATATATTCTCAGGGAATTGAGACAATGGATCTCTTAATCTTTGTGTTGCATGAACTTTACCATACCTTTTACTATACTCACTAAGTAAATTAAATAGTAATAGCCAAGCCCATTGATAATTAAAAACACAATTTCGTATCCATACATTTGATGGATGGTTCTTATGTGTTGATTTATATAAACCTTCTACTACATTCTCACCATCTAGCTCATGGTGTGCAGTCGAAAGCATTTGTGCTGTTTCTAATATCATTTTTACTACATGTTTATCACAGTGCATAGATGCACAAGTCTTTGGATCTGAATGTAGATAAAATATATTCATGGTATCTCCTAATAATTAATAGCTAATACTTTAATTGTATCTATAAACTCTTGACTTAAATGACACCCAACATTACTACACTTTGCATGGGTGGTATCAACAGATACTACCTTGTCATCTGAGTCTACTATAGCAGGGAAGAACAACTCTTCTCCACATTCTCTACAGTCTGTCATGGTTTAGCCTTTCTTAATCTGTCATAATTTCTTGCTTCATACTTAACTTGATTGTCTTTCTTGTGATCAAACAACCATAGATGGTTATCATTTATAAAAAGGATTGACCCTCTTACGTCATCATCTCTATCTTCAACAAAGTCTCCTCTCTTTAACTCAAGATCATTACGATTGATTGGTATCCTTGAGTCCAGATGTGGGCTTCTGTTACGTATCTCTTCGAGTAGTTCTAGCATTGGCTGGCATTCTTCTTTACCTAGACAGTCTAGCTCACCATCAATCACCATCTGTAAATCACCCAGAACAATATTAAAAAGTTCTTTACTATCTATATTAGAATACATTTTTATCTCCTATGCATAGACAGATCCTACACCCCATGATCCATCGGGTACTAATATTAATTCACCTTTGCTATTATACACTA